CGCGGCGGAAGTCTTTACCGAAGTGTTTGCGCGATTCTTTAAGCGCCAACTCTTTGGCCTCGCTCAACGAGTCGGCCTCGATTTTAAAGTGCTTAACAGAAGTGATTAACACCTCAAGGTCAAAGCTTTCTTTGAATTCCACTCTAACTCCCTAGCCATTTGTACCATTTGGTTCCGTTCTTAACGTCAATGAGCAGGTATCGTTGCTTCACGTTGTAGACGGTCTGAACCGTTACACCCACTTCTTTTGAGATATCAAAAGCTTTAAATCCTTGCTCCTGTAGCCTCAAGATTTGCATGATCGTTGACTCTTTAATGGGCGGCCTTTTTTCAGGCGTCATCTTGGGCTTAGGCAGTTTTGGCTTTTTCATGTAAGCCTCTTGCGACCGAATTGCTTTCAAAAATAAATTGTTCACGACTTCTCCGATTGGTTAGCCCCGCCTTTCGGTCAAACGCGGACGGGAACACGCAAGTGAGGTGGGGTACTAAGCCACCCTGACCAGTCCAGTTTTCGACCACCCTAACTGGGGAGGGCTTACCCCCAAACCTAAAGGAACAAAAGGAGAAACTTTAGATTCAGATGGCCTACCCCGCCTACGGTCTACTCGGACGGGAACGAGCTGGAGGGCGTGATGACACCCAGACCAATCACAACTATACGACAAAAGCTCCAAGCAGGAAGCCAACAACAAAGGATAGAACCAGTGCGTATGTTGTGAATTTCGCTACCCCAAATTGACGCGCTACAGTAAGTCTCATCACGACCTTCGAGGGTCATCGCCCATCGAGTAGCGCAAGTACCATATGGCTTTGCTCTTGTCCTCGCTGGGGTTGCCCTTCTTGTTGGAGCGCCAGTTGTACTTGAACGCCGCAATCTCAGCGTATTCCTGCACACGCTGTAACCCGAAAGCCGACACCATTGCGTCAATGCACTCGACCTCACCCGAAGCGTAGTGCGACGGGCTATTGATCATGTCTTTCGCCTTGTCTGGCTTCGACCCAATCCATTCATCCAAATGCTCCGCCAGCTTGTTGCCTTTGAAACCTTTGGTTAGATTGGTCGAGTCAAAAAACCGTTCTAGCTTAGCCAAAGTTGCACTCGTACAGCCTGCCTTCTTGAAGATGATGTCTTTTATCGTGTTGCGATCTACACCAACCTCAAGGGCCACTGCGCTCACCGCAGTGGTTACCTTGACACTCTTTTGACGCGAGTATTCGACCACCGCATGGTGGAGCATGTCGCGTTGTTTGATTGTGATCATGCTACCCCCTAAAACGGTATGTCATCTTCAAAGTCTTCTTCTGCAACCGCAGGCTCAGGCTCAGGTGCTGGCTCTTCAGCTACTGCTGTCGCCGCGCCACCGCCTTTCTTCATTGCAGCCTGCACCTCAAAGCATGGCTCGACAGGTTCTTTACCCTGCTCGTCGCACCCACCGATTTGCCACTGCATAAACCGTGGTAACTCCTCGAAGATGTCGCAGGCTTTCTTGCTCGCTTCATCAGACTCGCCAGAAAACTCTTTGCAGTAGTCTTCGAGATCGAAGACCTGCTGATCATTCACCGTCGCAACTTTCTTGGCACCACCATCCGCGCAGAACACGCCGACCACCTTGGCGTTCCCGCCACTGGTTAAGCCGACATCGACCTTGCAGGTTGTGCCTAAAATCTTGGTGAGGTCAAACGACTTCAGCTCTTCCTCAGTGAAAGACTTGTTCCTCCACGCCTGTAAATGCTGCCGCAGCTTGGCTCGCTCGTTCAGAGACAGGGTGTATTGGCAGTTGATAACCATCGGTCGGTCATCGGTCATCCGCAGTTCTGGCAGCTCCCAGAATATGAACACGTTGTGCTTCTTGCTGATCTCGCCTTGGAAGTCGTTCAACGACGTTCCCGCATCGACTAGCTTGTAACAAATTGCGTTATGGGTGCCGACTGGTACTTGCTCGAAGTCACTGCCGCCACCACCTGATGCTATTATTGCCATCCGCTTTTCCTTGTAGTTATGTAAGAAGGTGTACTATCCTACACTATATGGAAAAATGTGTACAAGGGAAAAGTTGATGGGATTGAAAATAACCGATGGTAATAGCAAAGATTTTAGCAGGCCGCTAAGCGGAGACATACGGGCAGAGTTCTTAGACTTCTTGTTAGATAACGGTATGACGCCCGATCCGAAGAAGGGATTGGTTGTCGGCGGTGACATTGGCCGTGCTTACATGGACGTTGGCGGTCAGCAGAAGTTGGTCGGCTGGTATCAGTTCTGGCCTGATCAAGAGGTTGCGTTTGGTCGTTGTGGTGATCGAACCGTGAGCAACGACGAGCCTACGGCGACGTGGAAGCCTGAGAATGCGGCCAACCACAGGATGACCGACGAGCAGCGCGAAGAAATGCGGTTGCTCAGCGAGCAGGCAGCAGCGGAGCGCGAAGAGAAGCAAAAGCAGGCAGCAGCTCGCGCCCAGCAGATGTGGGACGCCTACCCTGAAGCCACAGACGAGAACCCCTACCTTGAGCGCAAGGGCGTCACCAACCACGGTCTGCGAGAGGCGCAGGACGGTAAGCTCGTCGTGCCAGTGCTGGACGCTAAGCTCAAGATCGCTGGCTTGCAGTTCATTGACGGCGACGGCAGCAAAAAGTTTCTCACTGGCACAAAGAAGAAGGGGTCGTTCTTTGTCATCGACCCAAACTCGATGCGTACTGCCCACACGATCAACTACGTTGAAGGTTACGCTACGGGAGCCAGTTACTTTGCCGATCTAGGCCAACCAGTCGTGGTTTGTTTCGACGCCTACAACCTAAGCCCAGTCGCAGACACGATCAGCGGTTACTTTCCGAAAGCCAAGCACGTCTTTATTGCGGACTTCGATGACACCAAGACGGGTGAGAAGGAGGCGATCAGGGCCGCGCAGACGGTGCAGAAGAAGGGTTCGCAGGCTGAGGTGTTGATGCCGCAGTCTAAGGGCGACTACAACGACCACGCTATCGAAGGCGAGCTGATGCCTGAGCTTAACAATGTGGAGGTGCCAGTCGAATACGACTGGAACAAAACGGAAAAGGGACGGTTTCTAAACACCAAGGATAACGTGCGCGGTGTCTTGACGGTAAACCAGATCGATGTGCGCTACAACGTGATCAAGAAGAACATGGAGATCAGCATCCCCCACACCGACTTCATTGCCGATATGCGTGACGAGTCTGCACTCATTGAGATCGAGGATCGCTGCATACAGATTGGTGTGCCGCACATGAAGGTACGCGACTATCTGAAGCTCTTGGCACGGGAGTACAACCCAGTGCGAGAGTGGATGGAGCACAAGCCGTGGGACGGCACAAGCCGACTGAAAGAGTTTCTTGGCACCATCAAGAGCAGTAACGAGCCGCTCAAAGAGATGCTGATGACCAAGTGGCTGGTTTCCTGCGTAGCAGCGGCTTGCGAACCCAATGGCGTGGCTCTAGAGGGCATACTGGTGTTCCAAGGGGCGCAGGGACTGGGCAAGACGCTGTGGTTCAAGCGGCTGGCAGATTATGAGCAGGGGTGGCTGTTAGAAGGCGCTACACTCAACCCATCAGACAAGGACAGTGTGAAGCTTGCGGTAAGCCATTGGATCGTGGAGCTTGGTGAGATTGAATCTACCTTTAAGAAGAGCGACATAGACCAACTCAAGGCGTTTGTAACCAAGAAGGTGGACGAGCTACGGCTACCCTATGATCGCGCCAGCACAACGTACCAACGACGCACAAGCTTTTACGCAAGCGTCAACGCCCGTGAGTTTTTGACCGATACCAGCGGCAACCGACGATTCTGGGTCGTGCCTGTCACCGCTATTGATGCAAACCACGGGCTTGATATGCAGCAGGTGTGGGCCGAGGTAAAGGAAACGCTCTACGACAAAGGGGTGAACTGGTACTTGGATCAGGCGCAGCGAGACAGCCTGCAAGACTCCAACGAATACTACCGCACCCAGTCTAGCGTCGAGGATCTGATACTCGAACACGTTCACTTTAAGAGCTTGAACACCCAGCCAGTGCAGATGACAAAGCTGCTGCGTGACCTTGGAATTAGCCAGCCGAGGATGCCAGATATCAAGGACGCGAGCAGGGTACTCGCGGCTCACGGGCTGGAACCGCGAAAGAGTAACGGTAAAAAAGTGTACGATCTGGACTATACAAAAGTAGAAGTTGGGAATGCTGATAAGTTTTCTGGTGGCTGGACTAAGGATTTTTGAG